TACGGAAAGCTATTGCAGTGCCATCCAACAGCCGTGCGCCGTGGAGTAAGCGGATTTCGGGTCGCCAAGCATCTGCACCTTCCCATCACGCATGACAAGCAGGCTGAAACCGCAGGACGGGAACGATATGATGCTCTGGTCGGCGAGCGGACGGAACGCTTCTGGGAAGGTCTCATTCGCCGTCGAGTAGTTCTGCTGTCCACTGCCGTCGAACTTGACGTTGCCGTTGATCGTGACGATGCGTCCGACGCGACATAGAGTGAGTCTGATGTTCGTGTATGGAGGTTTCCATGGCTGGGTTACGGAATCCCACAGTTGGCTCATCGGAGGCAACTGCTTGACAAGCATGACAGGAGTTCCAGCGGTGATGCCACTGATTGGAATGCGGGCGATCGGAATCCATACGGTGCCGGAATTGTTCAGGATACTACCCGACGGTACCGTGGGGTCAGCCGCCGTGCCACTGGTGGCGGTGCCCTTCAGCACCGCGAGCGCGATCGTTTCGATGTTGTTCGAGTCTCGCGTGTATTTCACGCAGATTAGGTCGTTGCGGTTCCGTCCTGTGACTCCGCTTTCGATGGTGACGGTTTCCGCCGCGGTGACGCGTGCGTATCGTCCTTCGATCACAAGGTTGAGGACCGGGACGAGCGCCTTGTTTGCTGACTGCATGGTCACGGCGGGGAATTTGCCGTCGCCGCCTTGCAGCAGGTAGTTGCCGTTTCCGACCAGTCCGGCCTGCATGGCTCCTTGGTCGCTGGATGTGATGTGCGGAGCGCCGGCCTTGCCGGTGATGAGATTCATGGTCATGGTCATTCCTTCCTATCTGTTGTGTTGTTGAGGTATGCGGCGTAGGCGGCGTCCTGCGTGGCTGCCAGCGCTTTGAACGTCTGCCAGCATGCGGTACAGACGAGCGCGCCCTGTGCGACTCCGTCGACGGTGGTGTGGGTGATGTCGTGCCAGTCGCTGGAGGTGCGTGGGTCACCGTCGGCGAGGTATGCGGAGACGTGGCATCGGTCGCAGGTGTATCTGGTGATGTTCGTGGTTCGTGCCATTGATGTTCCTTTCTCTTTCAGGCTGTGCGCTGGTAGATGTGTCCTGGAAGGATGGTGTTGCATTCCTTCCAAGTGCCGCCGTAGGTGGTTCCCGGATTTGTTGTGGCGGTGGTCCAGTAGAGGGAGCCGACCGGGTGGGCGGCGATGAACGCCTGGCTTGCGCTCATGCCCGTCTCGCCCTTGTCGCCCTTCGGTCCGACGAGGCTTGTGTTGGAAACCGGTTTGAACGTCACGTTTTTCCCGGTGGCTGTGATCTGCGCGTACATCAGGTTCTTGCCGCCATTGGTCATGGCGAAGAAGTATTCGCCTACGACCGGGGCACGGTTGAAACTGAGTGTCCGCCAGTCAAAATCCGAGCATGCGGACGTCCAGTATCCGGATAGTATGCGTGTGATGATCAAGGCAGGCAACCCGGTCTCGCCGCGTTGGCCGGCCTCTCCTTTCGCTCCGGTGGCCCCGGTCGCGCCAGTGGCGCCGGCAGGGCCCTGCGGTCCTTGCACTCCCTGCTTGCCTTGCGGTCCGGTGTCGCCTTTGGGGCCTTTGACGTTGCCGAGCAGAATCTTCGTCATATGCGCTCCTTACTTTCCGTCATTGATCATGTAGTACAGGTCGCCCGTCGCCGGATCGTAGGAGACGGGAGCCGCCGACGCGGTGGTCGTATCCGCGTACACGGCGTACAGGTCTCCGTTCGGGTCGACCTGCAGTGTGAAGAATCCGGAAGTTGGCGCCGTCACGCCGCTGGCACCCTGCGGTCCTGTCGGTCCCTGTGGGCCCTGCAGTCCCTGCGCACCTTGTATTCCCTGCTTGCCTTGCGGCCCGGTGGGGCCTGTTGCTCCGGTAGGTCCGGCAGGGCCGGTGTCGCCTTTCGGACCTTGCGGGCCGGTAGGGCCTCCTTCTCCGGCGGGTCCGACATCGCCTTTATCACCCTTGTCACCTTTCAGCCCTTCAGGACCTTGCGGGCCGGTAGGGCCGGCAGCTCCAGTGGCTCCTTTAGGCCCGGTCTCGCCGGTATCGCCCTTCACGCCTTGTGGGCCGACGTCACCTTTTGGACCTTGCGGTCCGGCAGGGCCTTGCGTTCCGATGATGGATTGACGGGAAATCGTCTTTCCCGTGAATAGGCTGCCGGACTGTGAAACGCACTGCCAGACGATGCTGTATTTTCCGCCACCTGACAATGCGGTCGAATATTCGTTGGCGAGTGGTGTTCGGTTCAACCATTCGCTCACGTTCCCCGTGAAAGTGGATCCCACCGGATATTCGCCGACGAGGGACTTCTTCATCACGAGCGCCGGAAGGCCGACGTCGCCTTTAGCTCCCTGAACGCCCTGCGCTCCTTGCTTGCCTTGCGGGCCGGTGGCCCCGGTATCGCCCTTGTCACCTTTGGGGCCTTTGATGTTGCCGATCAATAGTCGCGCCATGTGTCACCTTTCCGGGATGTCCACGTACAGGTTCCCGCTCTCGGAGTCCCAGACGAACGAGGGTGGGTTCGTGTTGTCCGGATAGTTCACGTACAGGTCGCCGTCGCCTTCCATGCTGAGCGTGAAGAAGCCGTTCGAGGGGGCGGATACGCCGCTGTCGCCCTTGTCACCCTTCTCCCCTTGCGGGCCCTGGATGCCTTGGGAACCTTGGATGCCTTGTCTGCCCTGGGGTCCGGTCGCTCCCTGTGGACCCGTGGGACCCTGCGGACCTGTGGAACCCGTCGGGCCTTGCGGTCCCGCCGCGCCGATCGCGCCGGCATCACCCTTATCGCCTTTCTCGCCGCGTATCCCCTGCAGTCCCTGCGGGCCTTCGGGACCGGCGACGCCTTGCGGCCCTCGCTCCCCGGTCGCTCCTTTCTCTCCCCGAGGACCGGTGGGTCCGGTCGCTCCGGTGGCCCCCTGTGGTCCTGTGTCGCCCTTGTCGCCCTTCTCCCCTTGCGGACCCTGGTCGCCTTTCGGAAGCCCCAAATTCAAGGTTTTGTCGCTGCCGGCGCCCGTGAGCGACGCGCTTGCCTGTGCGCCGGGGGCGAGCGTGTCCACCGAACCGATTTTCAGGCCGGTGATGTAGTCGCCTTTCGGCTGTTTACCCGACAATGCGTTGTTGAGCGAGTCGATGTCGTTTCTGGTCACGTCGGCGCTGAACGTCCAGGCGTCGAGTTTGAGGCCGGCTCCAGCGTAGTAGGCGTGGCCACCATCCCCGATGGAGGATTCTCCGCTGTTGCCGCCGGCGCTGGCGCCTCCGGATTCGTAGGTGACGGTGAGCACGCCTCCCGAAACCTTGACGATCTTCTTGGAGATCTCGGCAGTGACGACGAGGCCCGTGTTGTTGTCACGGCCCGTGACCAGGTCGCCGACGTCCGCGTCGATGCCGTCGGGAATGTCCACGTCGATGGTGCTGGTGTTCCGAAGTTCCTGGAATTTCTGCCTGCCCTTGTCCTCGAGCTCGTCGGCTTCGGCGTTGGACAACTCGTATGTGGCGGTGCGTTCGTCAAGGCCTTTGAGGGTCTGCGTGTGGCTGAACGTGCCGTTCGCGTCGGCGTACCAGTGGATGACGGTACGGTCCTTGAGTTCGCCCTTGCCCAGGCAGATGAGATGGTTGATCGGGTGCGCCGCCTGTTTGGCGGTGAAGTCGATGAGGTCCGAGTCGATGCTGTCGCCGATCGTGCGGACGGGCATGGCGCTCATGGCCACCTTGTCGCCGTCATTACGCAACCGGAGTTTGAGTCCGCTTGCCCTGAGCATCTTGACCAGACCGCTGTACAGGTCCACGTACCGGTCGAACTGGCAGGTGGTCTTGTGGTCGGCGCTTTCGTCGGTGACGGTGAACAGGCCTTGCAGTCCCGCACGGCTGACGAGCGTGCGCATGATGACGGGAATCGTGCCGGACAGGGTGAGGTAATCGTTGTTCCCGTCCGGTTCGATGATCTTCGAGGCGAGCACTCCATGCCAGTCGCGGCCATGCCATGTGACGGTGGACAGGCCTCCGTCCACGTCGACATCCGTGTCGTCGATGATGCCGCCGTACTCGGTGCCGTCGATCATGATGCGGCTCCCCGCCTTGAGCGCGGCGTCTTCGACCTGCAGGTCGAAGTCGTTCTCCCCGCTACCGAACGCGAGGTCGAGCGTGTATGAGGCGTGGCTCGCCACGGGTTTGCCTGTGGCGTCGGTGACGATCAGGTCCATGGCGGTTCGCTCCTTTCCTCGCAGACCGTCAAGTCGAATTGGAATCCTCCCGGCCAGCTGATCGGCTGTGTTCCGGGCGCGAGCGGTTGGAACACGTACCGGCCGGAATCCTTGCCCGACCCTCGCACGGCCTGCGCGAAGCAGTTTGTGGCGAGACCTGTGCCGCTGACCATGGTGACGGTCCTGACATCGCCGGTGCCGTCGATTTCCAGACGCGAGCCGGATGGCACGGTCACGTCGACCTCGTACCGGTTGTTTCCGATGATGACGTACGGTTGCGCGCATGGTCCGAATATCGTGAGCTTGACCGGCTGCGGGATGGACGTGTCGTTGACGATCTCGGCACCCAATGCCATGCCGGCGAAATCATGCGGATAATCATATGGATAGTCAAGGTCGGCGGTTCCGGAATCGTATCGCGGCGTGAAATGCGTCATGGTCGGACGGCGCCACACGCCATCGGCCAGCACGATGGTCAACTGCGTCTCGACCATCGTGGGCGTGATGGATTGCGGTTCGCTTTTCGTGATCCACGCTTTGGCTTCCCATTCGCCGTCGGCCACGAGCGTGCCCGGGTTCCCGGATGCCATGTCGGCGTCCGCGAGGCGGCGCAGTAGGTCGAGCGTGGCTGGAGAATCGTGGATCTTCACGGTGACTGTCGCCTCGCGTGCCTTGCGGGTGATGCCCGTCATGCCACGTGAGGCGAGGCTGTAGTCCCAGACGCGGGCGCGCAGTCCCGTGAGCGTCTCGCCGTACAGCGGCCCCTCGAAGCCGATGCGCTCACCTGTGGCCGCGCACACGTATTCAAGCGATTGCACTTCTCACCTTCCTTGCGAAGTCGCGGTCCCCTATCGTCGGCGTGTACCTGGCGATGATCGATCCAAGGTCGTCGTGCAACGATTCGACGGCCGTGATGAGTTCCCGCAGATCGCCGTCGCCGGCATTGGCGCCGGTGCCGGCCGTGACGTTCAGCCTGCCGGTCTTCGACCAGTCCGCGTCGGAGAGGCTCATCGTGGAGACGAGCGAATCCATGGAACGGCTGACCACATGCGCGGAATCGTCGATGCCCAATGCCATGCCACGTCCGACCATCACGCCGACCTCGTCGCGGAACACACGCGACGGGGAATGGATGCCCAAAGCGTTCTTGGCCTTGTCCACCAAGCCCGACAACGCGTTGGTGATGCTGGAATACAACGAGCCGACCATTCCTGTGATGCCGTTGATCAATCCCTGGATGATGTTGCGTCCCGCGCTGACGAGCCAGCTTCCCGCGCCGGACACCGCGCTCCGGACGGTTCCGCCGATCCCGCTCACGACGCTCCCGACACGGCCAACCATGTTGCTTACGGTGCCGACGATGCCGCCCCAGACGCTCGACACAATGCTTCCGACGCCATTCCACAACGCGGCCCACACGCTCCGGATTGTCGAGCATGCGGCGGATACCACTCCGCTGACCATGCCGATGCCGGCGGAGACGACGCCTTGGATACCGCCCCACACTGCCGACACGATGCCCTGGATGGCCGACCACGCGGCGCTCCAGTTCCCGTTGACGACCGCGAGCGCCAGTTGGATGATGCCTTGGATGACGGCGAGTGCGGTGCTGATGACTGTGGCGATGATGGTCCATGCGCCTTGTACGACGGTGGATATGGTGTTCCAGAGTCCGTTCCAGACCGTGCTGATGATTGTGACGGCGGTTTGGAAGATGGTTTGGATGTTCTGTATTCCGGCTTGCAGGAGTGGTGTGATGGTGGTGATGAATGTTTGGATGCCGGTGATGATCGCGGTGAGCGCGGTCATGATGATGGGGCCGATCGTGTTCCAGACGTTTTGGAGGACGGTGGTGATGAGTGTCCATCCGGTTTGCCAGATTTGTTGGATTTGGCTCATGGTCTGGGTGATGAATATGGCGATGGCTTGCAGGATTGGCTGGCATGCGGTGCTGATCTGGTTCCAGATTCCCATGAACCATGTGGCGAAGCTGTTCCAGAGTCGTTTGCCCGTTTCGGTTTGGGTGAAGAACCATGTCAGCGCGGCCACGACCGCGCCGATGGCCACGACAAGCATGCCGATCGGATTCGCATCCAAGGCAGCGCTGAATGCCAGCTGCACGGCGGTAGCAGCCTTGGTCACCGCGCTCCACGCCGATTGAGCTGCCTTGACAATATTGAACGAGCCGGCGAGTTGCTTCAGTGCTCCAGCCGCGCTTCCCGCGTCGGAGATCTTGCCAATCAAATCGAACGTGGCCGTAGCGGTCTTCTCCACACCGGAGGCAGTCGCGGAAATGGCCTTCAGTCCACCGGAAACTGTCTTCAGCCCGGCCGAGACGATATCCCAGCCTTTGACCGCGAGCAATGCAATGGTGATGGCTTTCAACGCGCCGGATACCAGTGCGCCGTTCTGCTGCGCCCACTGTCCGACCGACTGCAGCCAGCCTCCCACCGTCATGAGCACGCCGGTCAAAGTGTTCAACAGTCCGGCGAAGCTCTGCGCCGCGGAACTGGCGGTGCGCGCGCTGTCGTTGAAGCCGAAGGCCTGCGAGACCGCGGCCGCCAATCCGGAAACCAGCGAGCCCAATCCGGAGATGACGCCGGTCAGGCTTTCAAGGAACGGCTGCAACGCGCCCGTCTCGATGAACGTGTTGACGAACGTCTTCGCCCATCCCGCCGCGTTCGACAACGCCTGCGCGACCGAAGCGACCACTCCCGCGAGCGCGCCGGCGGTTGTGGAGAACATTGTGGCGGCTTCGCCGCCATTGTTGAGTCCGCCTATGAGTGATGTGATTGCGTTCCAGAGGCCAGTGAGTTGGCTTTTGAGGCTGGCCGTCGCCGAGGCGAGCATCTGGAAGCCGGGGATGTTGGAGATCGTGTCGCCAAGGTTTTTGAGTTTCGCCTGTGTGGCGGGTATCGCGTTCTCGAGACCTTGTTGGAGTGCCGCTCCGACTTTTTGCAGGGTTGGTGTGACGGCTGCGGTGAATGTGTCGATGAGTGGGATGGCTTGGTTGAACAGGCCGCGTAAGCCGTCGAGGACTGGTGTGGCGGCTGTTTCTCCGAGTCGGCTCAACGCGGCCTTCACGTTCGCCAGCGCGCCGGTGAACGTCGTTCCGGCGCTCTGGGCGGCGCCGCCCAATCCTTCCTTCATGGCGTCGGCGAAGGTTTGGAAGTCGATCTTGCCGTCCGAGACCATGTCGGACACTTCGGCGCTGGTCTTGTTCAGATGCTTGCCGAGCATCTGAAGCACAGGGATGCCGCTCGACATGAGCTGGAGCATGTCGTCGCCCTGGAGCTTGCCTCGGGCGGCGACGGAACCGAAGATCGTGCCGATGTCGGTCAGGCTACGGCCGCTGATCTGCGCAGTGTCGGCCACGGTCTTGAGGACCTGTGTGAGCTCGCCGCCCTCCTTGACGCCGGAGGCGGACAGGCTGGCCGCGACGGTCGCGGCGTCGCCCAGTCCGAACGCGGTGCCCTTGACGGATGCGAGCGCGTCGTTCATGATTTCGGTGACGCTGGCGCTGTCGTGGCCGAGGCCTTTGAGTTTGGCTTGCGCGTTCTCGATGTTGAGGGCGCGGGTGAAGCCGCCTTTGGCGGCCAATGCGGTGATGCCGCCTGCGATGGTGGCGATCGCGCCTGTGCCGACCTTGCCGATTTTGCCGAATGCTCCGCCGATCTTCGAGATGAGGGTGTTGGAGCTTTTCTTGGAGGCTTTGTTGACGGCGTCGCCGATGTCGCCTTCGATGCTTTTGCCGAATCCTTTGCCGGATGGTTCGACGTGGACGTATGCGACGCCTATGTCCTGTGCTGCCATCGTGTTTCCTTATTCGTAGGTTGGGATTCCGATGGCGGTCGGAGTCAGAGGTCGTCGTTGATGTGGAAGTAGGCTTTGAGCCGTTCCCTGTCCTCGCGTTGACGGCGGGTGAGGTTGTGCGTCGGGGTTGGCGGGCGGAGCGGGTCGTGCTCGTGGTCGAACCATGGGCGTTTGCGTTGTCCGGACAGCGTCCAGACCGCCTGTTCGGCTCCGTCGGGCGCGTAGACGGCGTTCTGCAACGCCATCCACGAGTGGCTCGTATGGTCTTTGAGGATTTCGCGGGTCAACGCCCAGGCGAGTCCCCAATCGACTCGTGGACGTTGGCCTTCAACCCATTCCCGGAAGCGTACGGGCCTGTAGATCTGCCCGTACGCTCGGATCCAGTCGTAGGCTAGTGCCGCGCGATTGTTGTTCCAGAGGTGGGCGAGGTAAACGCTTTTGGGTCCAGTCCGGATTCCTCGGCCCACGCCTTGATGGTCGCGGTGAGGTAGGCCATCGGACGTTTGGTCTTGCGCAGCACGTTCCAGAAGTTCGGCTGCATCGTCTGGAAGTAGGCGAGGAACGTGCTCACGCAGGCCGTGGTTTCCTCGTCGGACAATGCGGGCTTGCTTTTGACCAGGAGGATGGCCTGGACGAGTTCGATGGGCAGTTCCGCGTTGTTGAGGTTCGGCAGGTCGAGTTTGACGCCGGCGACCTCGAGGTGCACGTCGGGTTTGAGCTCTTCCGCTTCGTCCAGGTCTACGTCCACGACATGGTATTCTTTGTCGCTCATGTTGGCTCCGTTCTAATGGTTGGCGGTTGAATGGGTGTCCCGTGCGGCCGACCGCCATCGGCCGCACGGGAAGAATCAATGGGTCACTTGGCGTCTTCAGTGACGAGGCCCCATGCGTGGAACTGTTCGCCGTTGGTGCCCTTGAGCATCTTGAACGTCATGCTGAAGTTCATGATCTCGCTGGATTTCAGGCTCACGTCGTCACGGTCGCTCACCTTCGCGTTGGTGCCGTACAGGAGGAACGGACGGTCCTGCTGGTCGAGCGCGACCAATACGAGGATCCATTCCTTCTTCAGTCCGGCGCCCTTGATGCTGATGCCGCCGTCCGAATCGACGTCCACGTCGAAGTAGGCGGACACCACATCCTTGCGGCCTTCCATCGCGGCGAGCTGGAGCGTCCAGTAGCCCGGGTCCGTGTCGGACAGGACGATGTCGCCGTTGTGGGCCTTGTAGTCGGTGCTGTCGCCCGGTTCCGGATGCAGTACGGCGCCGTCCTCGGTGGAATAGCCGATCGGCTTCTTGTTGGACGGCGGCGTCCAGTCCACGCCGGTCGGGGCCGTGAACGTGCTGTCGCCCTTGGGGAACAGGAACAGCGCGTAGTTCTTGATCAGGCGCACGTTGCCTGCGGTGTTGCCGCTGGACACGTACCCGTAGTCGGTCGCGCCCTGCGCGGCGACGGTGGTTTTTTCGTTGTTGTCAGACATTCGTCTGCACCTTTCCGTTCTTCGCGTGTGGCGGCACGTTGTCTTTGGTTGTGTTTCAGTTGACGGTGACCTCGAGCAGGAGCACTCCGTACGCGCACACCAGCCTCTTGTCCTCGTCAGTCATGCGTACCGGCCCGGATTCGAGTGACGCGTCGATGAGCGGCGCGACGTTTCCGAGCCCGATGATCTCCCTCGCGATGTCGGCCCACAGGCGTGCGGCCTTGTCCCAGTCGCCCGTATGGTCCTCTCTCATGCATCGCACGCTCAACCGCAGCCGCACGTACTGCGAGATTGGGGTGCTCATGCCTTGCATGGAGTCGGCCAATGTGGCTTCGGTGAAGGGAGGTTCGAGGTCGCTTCGTTCGATGGTGTCGAACGTCACGTCCGGGAACAGTGTCCTCAGTTTGGGCAGGAGCAGGGGTTCCGTGCGCCGGGGAGTGACCGGGATGCTCATACGCGCATCCTTCCGAGCGTGTCCTCTAGCGTGCCGTGCGCCTTCTCCACCGGTGCCGGGCAGATGATCGCCACGCCGCTACGGTTCTTGCCGTCATGGTCGCGGACCATGCAACGGTCATCCTCTACGGCGGCTTCGGCCGCGTCCCTCATGCGCGAGCGCAATGTCTCGTTTTTGAGGACCTGTTGGCTGAACGCCTTGCGGTTGAATACGAATCTGCATCGTTTGGCCATGCTTATCCTTCCCGTTCGCCCACGGTGATGACGTCGCCGATGTGGCGTCCGTGGAGGTTGTTCCACACTTGCGGTTTTCCTTTGACGGGCAGCAGCCGGCCCCTGACTTTGATCAGGTCGGTGGCCTGGATGCCGGTCGGTTGGTTTCCGCGGATGTGGATCGTGTATTCGGTGGTCTGCGGGCTGGCGTTCTCCTCGGTCTGGTCGGTGGTGGAGGTTGGCGCGACCATCGCCTGGAACGTGCCGACGCGGGCGGGTTTGCCCTGGATGGGGTTGCCGTCCGTGTCGGTGGTGGACTGGCCGCGCCACACTTCGATGGTTTCCACTAGGACGTCTCCCCCGTTGCCATGTCGACGCTGAACGCGCGCTGAGCGTTGATGCCAAGGATGCGTTTCTCGTCGTCGCGCAGCCAGAGATCGCCGGTGGGCGCTCCGAAACTGTATTGTTCGCTGAAGCTGCCGGTGGTCTGGTTCATCTGCGTGATGCCGCCGGGAATGTCGTACGGGTCGGCCTGCATGATTCTGCGGACGATGTCGCAGGTGATCTTCGTCAGCAGGCGTGGCCGTTCTTCGAGGAGCCGCCGCCAGATGGGCGAGCGTTCCTTGATGTAGTCGGTCACGTCCGCGAGATGCGTGTCGGCTTTCTGACGTTCCTCGTCGGTGAGCTTGTGCCACCTCCGTTCGAGATCGTCGGAGGTGGCGAACATGTCCGGTTCGTCCGTCATGGTCACTTCTTGTCCGGCAGCTTGATCACCCCGGAGGCCGCGAGGCCGGTGATAGTGTCATCGAACTGTTTCGCCAAAGTATTGAAAGCCGTGACGAGCTTGTCGAATTCATCCTTGGTCGGAGCGGCTGCGGCGGCCTTGACGATGTTGCCGTCAACGTTGCCAATCGTCTGTTCGGGCGCGAACTGCTTGATGCCGCCGAGGGTGTCCTTGCCGGCCTCCGGCAGTTCGTAGGCACCGGAACCGGCGGAGAAGGCGGTGCCGTCAGTGTTGACAAGCCGCACCTGCGCGTCCAACGGGCCGACAGTGTGCTTTTCCTCGCCTGCGGGGTTGATCACAAGCGTCTGGATGGGGAAACTCATCGTTCACCTCACTTGGTCTTGAGCACGGCGAACGCGTTCGGGTCGATGACGGCGAACGCGTACATCGCTTCGGTACGGTATGCGATCTGGTTGTGGGCCTTCAGGTCCACGCCGGTCTGGTCCGGGTCGCCGTAGGCGATAATCTCGCTGGTCAGGTCGCGGACCATGCCCCATTTGATGAGGCTGAAGTCTCCCATGAACGCGAGCACCTTCGTCGGGGTCGAGGCCAGTCGTCCGTTGACGGTGCCAGAGGTCGCGGCGGTGATGCCGTCCAGGCTGCCGGCCTGCAGGTTCAGCGGAATCTCCGGATAGAAGCGCATGCCGGTGGAGGGGACGCGCAGCTTGCGCAGACGGGACGCCCAAGTCTTGGACAATGCCACGCCGTTGATGTCGTAGGAGTCGTTCAGCGCATCGGCCAGGGCGTCCACGTTGCTGATTTCGTCATCGCCGGCGATCACCTGCACGGCGGACGTGCTCAACGGGTTGAATCCGGAAAGCGCGGTGCCGGTCTTCGGGTTAATCGCATGGTAGATCACGTAGTCGAGCGCACGGCCCAAAGCGGCAGCCTGATCCGCCTGGATGCTGCGGATGATCTGCAGCTGGTTGTCCTCGTCGGCCCACTGGAGTTCGCTCGTGACGCGGGTGGTAGTCTGCACCTTGAAGCGCTTCGCCACGACGGAATCCACGGTCTGCTCGTAACTGTTCTTGACCGCGCCTTCGGCCACGACCTCGGCTTCGCTCTTGCCGTTGAACACGAGGTAGTCGGCGTCGGAGAAGATCTGCGGCGTGCTGGGGCTCAGGGACGCGATGGTGCTGGTGTCCTTGGCCTTGTTCACGATTTCGGTGGCCACGCTCACGGGGAGCTTGATCTGATCTGTTTTCATCGCCATGATGGCTTGTCCTTTCAGTCGTTATCTGCCGAGGAGCTGATGGATGTACGAGAGCTCTTCGGCGTCCTTGTTGTTCTGGTGCGAAGGAGAGCCTGTCTGGTTCTTCACCCTCGGCGGCTTGGATGCTGGATGCAATGCCGCTCGCAGGAGGTCCGCATGCGCTTCGAGTTCCTCTTTGCTGCCGCCGCGGAGCAGTTCGGCCGGAACGTCCTTGTCTTTGGCGACTTCGGACACCCATTCGGCGTGCTGTTTCTCGGCCGCGGCGTCGTCGATCTGCTTGCGCAATGCGGCGTTCGATTCCTTAAGCTTGTCGATTTCGCTCTTTCCGGCGTTCTCCATCTCGTCGAGTTTCATGGCTTTTGATTTGAGCTCGTCGTAGTCCTTGTACTTGCCGCGCTCCTTCGCCAACCTTTTCTCGACGATCTGGTCGACCTGTTCCTGGGTGAACGATTTCGGCTCGCCACCGTCGCCACTATCGCCGGAACCGCCCTCGTCCCCGCCGCCGTCGATGAGACGGATACGGGCCGGGAATCGGAATCTGTTGAACATGCTGTGCTCCTTCTTGCTGTTTCCCGTGGATTCGAGTTCGACCGCGCCACGGTGCGCTGTATGGTCCTCCCACGCGATACGGCGCATGGTCGCCGCCAACCGGACCGGCTGGTCGAGTGGTGGATGCAGGATTCGCACCTGCGTGGCTGTGAAGCACCCGATTTACAGTCGGGTCCGTTCGTCTACTCCGGCAATCCACCAAAAATGGCATAAGAAAAGCCACCCATGTGGGTGGCTTGGAATGATTTCAGACCTGTGGGATGGGCACTTTCCTGGCACCGGTCATGTAATGCCAGAATTCATCCGTTCCAGGAGTAAGGCTATGCAAAACGCCTGATGTTTTATCGACCGCGATGCTTGGCGTTCCAGGTACCGGATGTTCACTGGTCGAAGCGGCGAAATCAAGGCCGATGATCCATGCGTCGGAATTTTCCGCAGCGCCTATCGCCCTCATGCCGGGATATTCGGCAAGGACGAGGCCGATGGCATCCGTCAATATCATCTCTGGCCCTCCTTGCAGTATTTCAACACCAGTTCAGTAGGTTCCGCATCGTCTACCCTCATTATACGTGTCATGCCATGGTTGACCATTTCGAAATACCTTGACACGTTCATCGACCCGGTTTGCGGGTCCATGAAATGTATCCCGTCTTTCAGGTTCTCCGCGACGAAGACATGCCTCGTTCCATCAAGCCACTCCACTTCGACGAACGCGCGGCTGCCTTTGCCCCATTCATCCAAAAGCGCCGAAGCGCCATCAAGACCTGAATCGGAGCCACAAGACCGCCAATCGCCTTTAAAGGAGCTTCCCCACCGGTTAGTGTCCGTGTCCAAGGCCGGAAGTCCTGTCCTGGGATCCATCGGCCTCGGCATCGCAGTGACTGCGTATCCTCGCCTGCGCATTTCGTAAGCGACGACGCAACGCTGGCAGTTGTTCCTGTATTCCGGACCCTCATCGAACATCGGATTCGTCCCCACGACCGCATCCCTCAGGTTTCCGCTTCCAAGGAAGGTCCTGAACGGATGCTTCGCGTCGAACTTCGGCGGACGGCCCGGAGTCTTCTTCAATGCTTCGGGGACCACGGAATCCGTGCACACGCCGGGAGAGCTCCTGTACGCTTTGAGAATGTCTCCATCGTATTCGCGGTCGGCGAGCGCTTTCATTCGCTCGTATTCGGCTTTGTATGCGGTTTCGTCGTATCCGGCGAGCACCTGTTTGCCCCAGTTCGGCATGGGTTGGCAATGGCAGTCGGCGTGGTAGATGTTGCCTTTGCCACCTGCCGCTTCCTCGCTGGTGTATGCGTAGCCGCGTGAGGCGAGCATGGCGCAGAACGCGCATGTTTTGGGACCTTTTGGTACTCTCGCCCATTTTGGTTTCGTGGGGTCGAGTCGTATGTTCCGTCGTTCGGTCAATCGGGCGCCGGTGCGGATCATGTCGGTGATGAACTGTTGCGCGTCGTCGATGTTCGAGAATGATGGCCACAGGTCGTCGATGGTCGCGCCGGATCGTGCCTGGCCTGCCATGACCTGCGAGTAGGTCAATCCGTTGTAGTCGGTGTTGGCGAAGCCGCCTTGGACCTGCCAAAGTACCCGTTCCGGTTCCAGGTCAGATCCAGGGTCGAAGTCTGGCATGGTCACGCCAGCGTATTCGGCCCATGCGGTGCGTACCGTCGCATAATAGTCGTCGGCGAGGCGGTTGGCCGCGGCCGTGTATTCACGCACCGTTTCGCGCGCGTTCAACGGGTCGCGTTCCAGTACGGTCTCGATTTCATCGGCGGCCGCGTCGGTCAGGTTCGTGAGGTTGTCCTGGTAGTCCTTCCATGCTTGGTCAAGCACCTGTTCCAATGCTTTGCGGCGTTCCGGAGGCAGATTCAGATTGTTCAGATTCATCTGACGCCTCCTGCTGCTGGCTGTTTTGCGCCGCGCGGATCTTGAGCTGGTCCACGACGTTCTGCGCGCGTGCCTTGCGCTGGTCGGCGCGTAGACGCGTGATTTCCTCACGGCTCAGGCCGAGGCGTTCGAGTCCGACGTCGGAGTCGGCGTAGCCGGTGACCTTGTCGGCGATCTTCGTGAACGCGTCGGCGCGCGCCGCATCGGAGACCTCCCTTGTCGGTGCCCATACCGGGTGCACGTCGCGTATGGAGTCCGGTATCGTGTTCGCGCCTTCGCGCAACGCCACGGCGATGCCCATGGCCCGTTTGAGTTCCCGTCCGAAGGCCACGTTCTGCTTGTCTGCGATGCGTGTCAGACGTCGTTCGGCGGACGCCATGGCCTCGGCACTGGTCGGGTTGTCCAATGTGATGCCCAGGTAGTCGACCGGCACCCGGGTCTGCGAGGCGACGAGCATGGCCATCGTCTTGAGCATGTCCGAATGGGGTGTCATGGACGCCTGCTGCACCTGCTGCAATTGGGGAAGGTTGCCGTCCTCGTCGGCACTGATCGCGTTGATCGCCTGGATGAGGCTCTTCCACGTGTTGCTGCTGAACGCGTCCCTGTTCGCTCCGATGAACCAGAGTTTGGGGACGGAATAGAATTCGGCAGACGCCTCCATGCGGACCACGGTACGGAATCCAGCATCGACAAGGCTCATGAGCGAACGGCTGATGCGGCTGTGGCCGAACGGCCGGTCCATCTGCCTGTCATAGGCGAGCGAGACGACCGTCGGCTGATCGAAGTTCGTTTCGATTTTCTCCGCACGCCATGGCATCAGGTGGCCGGAGCATTCGTAGACCTTGCCTGGAAGCCACACGTTGAACGCGCATATCCGCCCGTCCTTATCGTCCTCGGTGATGGTCAACGCGGCGGCCAGACGATGGTTGCGCCGGTCCCAGATGCCCGCGGACCAGTCGGCGGAACGCGGAATCATACTGATTCGTTCCGGATCCTCCGGGTCTGCGGCGATGGTCAGGAAACTGCATGAATGCTTGTATGCGGATACGATCAGTTCGGACGTGGCCACGTCCAATTGGTTGTCCTCGAACAGGTCGCCAACACCCATCGTGTCGTCACCGGAAATGCTGAACCCTTCCAGGTCGCTCAAATCGCTCAATGAGCGGACGGCCAGTTCCGGCCATCCAATCATCGCCTCGACCTTGTTTTTGATCTGGTCCGGGATGGAGATTCCGAAGTCCTTGAATCGTTCCTTGCAGTCGTAGTAGGCTCCGCGGATCAGGTTGCGTGGATATTTCTCTCGCCATACGCGCAACAGTTCGTGGATGGTGGGCATGTCCTCGTCGTCGACGCCGAGGATGGCGCCGATGTTGCCGCTCGCGGTATCGAGGTAGCTGCTGCCGGTGAATTTCGGTGCCGTGCTTACCGTAGTGCCGTCGGCCATGTAGAACACCATCAGACCATCACCTCCTGTCGTCTTCCCGGATGTCGTTTCGTCGTGCACGCCCCGTACAGGGCGAGTGTGGTGGACACGAGCGGGGTTATGTCAATGTCACTGCCGAGTTTGTTCCAGGCGATCGCGCCGGACTGCCCCAATGGACGCGTGGTCGCGCCCTTGACGGCCGCGGCCAGCTGCGGCTGGTATTCGTCCCGCGGATGCTTGAGCGTTCCGGCTTTGAGCATGTCGAGGAACCGGCCACATGCGCGGCCCATCTCCTGCATGTTCGTGACCATGACCTTCACATGTGCTTTCTTCAGTTCCGGCAGCAGGCTCATAGCGGGCGACTGGGCGTCGATGACCACGCTGGCGGTCTTCGGCCAGCGTTCGGCGAGCCAGTCAACGGCCCACATGGTTCCCGCCTGCCGCGCGTCCTTGATGTTCGCCATCTGGATGACGGCCGACCCGTCCTCGTACCGTAATGAGGCGCCGATGGTCAGCACGCTCCTGTCGGGCGGCATGTCGAGGCCGAAGCTCACCGTGCCGCCTTCGGGCACGTCGTCGGTCTCGGCGGCCTTCCACAGGTCGGGGCTGATGGCGTACGCGGTGGCGGTCTCATCCCAGATGCCGAGCGCCTCACGGCGGAACGAATCCTCGGCGAGGAGATTGCGCATGCGCAGTATCGCCTGCTCGCTGGTGCGTTTCGGATACGACGGGTTCGCTTTCGCCCACGCGCTCCTGTCGTCCGGATCGCAGTCGCGGTCCGCGCCGAGCTCCACGTAGAGCATGTCGTCAGATTTTCCGGACAACGCGGTGGAACGTTTCTCCTCGAACGCCTCGCACTGGTCGCCCGGCTTCGGTGGATTGCCCATGAACACGATCAACGGGTTCGGACTCGTGTTCACGATCGGAATCAGGTTGTCCAAAGCCTTGATGGTGAGGATCTGAGCCTCGTCGAACACCTCGATGTCTGCGGAGTGCAGGCCTCGGCCGAAACCGTTCTCGCGGGCGCCGAACATGATGCGGCTGCCGTTGGTGAAACGGATCTCCTGCTGGCCGTTCGCTCGACGCACGTTCTGCACGTACCTGGACAGTTTCGGATTGTGTGTCAGGTCGCACATGTCGGCGAACGTCTCGTCGGAGGTGCGCGTGTGGTGCGCGGTCCAGATGACCAATGTTCCGGCACGTCCGGCGCACAGGATGAATATCGCCGTGCCGACCGTGAACGTCTTGCCGATCTGCCTGCAGCTGGACAGGACCGCTCCTCCGGATCCGCATGCGTACTTGCCGTCGGCGCGTTTAGCGAACAGGAGGTATAGGAAACCTTTCTGCCAGAGGTCGTAGTGGATTCCGGCCTTGACCGCCGCATTGTTGATCAGTTTGAAATCGCTTGACGTGACGTCTTCCGGCTTCACGAGCCGTTGGGCGATCTCAGACAATCGACGCTCCGACATCCTCCGCCACCTCCGTCACGTCATCGTTCACATCGAACAGGCTGCCGGAATCCTCGGCCATGCGCATCCGTTCGTCGAATTCGGCGAGCTTGCTGCTGATCGACGGCAACGCGTTGGCCGGCGTGGACGGGTCATGCAGAGCCTCGCGCAGTCTGCCGACGATTTCGCGGAGCGTGTCCTCGTGGGAGCCGTCCATCATCCGTTCGAAGTTCTGTTTGTCGAGTTCCGGTTCAGGCTTCCGTTTCGTTTTCGTCGGCTTGGATACGGGCCTATCCGCTTCCGTTTGCGTAGCCCGGTTCTTTTCCCGACGATAAGCGGCTTTCTGGCGGCAGGATTTGGAGCAGTAGCGTTGCGGCCGCCCATGGCCGGATGGCTGGAATTCCTTGCCGCAGAGTTCGCACTTCATCGGCGTAATCCTCGCTTTCCGACCTTTCGTTGTTTCCCCTGTTTCCGACGTTTGAATCCGCGGGGAGAAATCGGCACTGCACCCGAGGCGACCGGAAGGGGGTATACCCGGGGTTCCCGCCCTGGTCATCGGAGGTCAGATACCGAACGTTTTGAACGGCATCGAACTTGATTTCACTTCCTGTCTGCCAGCCAGCAGCGCTCGTGCGTGTTCGTCTGTCTTGTCGCTCTTCATCCTGTTGCATCTGCGGTGCGTGAGCCTGCAGTTAGTGAAGCTGTATGGATCGCCGCCTCGTGAGACTGGTATGAGTTCGTCGACTTCGGCGCTCATCGGATGTGGTGTCTTCAATGTCTTGTCGACTGGCTTGCCGCAGATGGCGCACACGTCGTATGCGGCCAGCACTCTTGCCCTGAGTTGTCTGCGCCGCCAGCCGTTGCTGACGCGCTCGTTGCGCCGCTTGCTCATGTGGCCTCCCACGTGTATGGGGCCCAGGGTGTTATGGATTTGTCAACGACTATCTTCGCCGTTGGCTTGCTGGAATGCCGGTATAGGGGCTCCCGTATAAGGCCTCTCCCGTGTCTTGTAGGGGATCCCCATCATCTGCGAATGCCCCTCCCGGATTGTCAATACCCCTACCCCGGGTTTGTTTCATGGGTGCCTTCGGCGGGATTCGAACCCGCGTCCACACGCGGCCACAAGGAAGAGAATCCAATAAAGACTCGCGGCCGGTACGATCTACCACTGATTCCTACGAAGGCATACGGGCAGGCGATTTTTTAAGCTTCACCGCATCACGGAAGCACGGGATTGGCTTGCCTGCCACATTGGGGTATGTCCACTCTGACGGGAGTGGGCGGAGCGTGTCCGATATGCCGTTCGGACAGGACGGGACTGCAACCCAAGTGAATCAGGAGAATCCATTGGAGGATATAAGTGAGGGTCCAAACCGTGTGTATCGGTTTGGACCCTCTAATCCACTGACAATTTTGCGTTGCACTTTCGATTTTGTCAAATCGAGTCGCGTCGCATGACCTGTCCATGCACGTCGGAAAGCCTGTACAACGGCTGCCCCTTCACGTTTTCACCAACCGGTTGGAGCCTGCCGCGCTTGCGCCATGAGCGAATCGTGTTCGCGTTGCACTGGAATCCGCATTCGCGCAGCAGTTCCGCACACTCCCCCGCCGTGAACGCCCTGCCCGATTCGATGCACTCCCGCAGGAAACCCAATCGCACATCGACCACGCGATAAGCGTTGCCGCACACCGGACAATCAACGCTCACCGCGCCGACCTCCGCACTCAGCTCCACTCCACACAGAGGATTCAGGCACCTGCCGATGCCGTGCCTGGATGGTGGCACGTCGATGATGGCCAGCGTCTTGCGCACCAACCGCTCCCAGTCATGCCAGATCAAACCGATGTCCGGCAGTCGGTTCAACCGCTGGCATGACCAGCATGCCTTGAGCATGTCGACGATGGACGGGACCGCGATGCTTGTGGCCCATGGCATGGCCGGCGGCGCATACAATCGACACCACAACGCCGTCACCGCATCCTCGATCTCCTGCAGATGGTCAACGACCGAGAGTCTGATCGGCGTGGGCGCGGACTGCAGGTTGACACGTCCAGGCTGGTGGCCTCCGTAATGCGCCGTCGAATCCAGGAACTCGCGCAGGGCTTGGATCCATGACGGATAGTCGTGGATCCATCCCCTCAAAGCGGTCTCGCACTTGTCGCACATCGTGGCCTGGATACGGCACTCCCCGCCGCACACTCGGCACATGCCGGCGAGCGCTGGCTTGTTTTGTTTGGTTTGTGCTGGTTGTGTCTGGTTTGGTGTTGGTTGGGATTCGTTGTTTTGTTCGTTCATTTGTTCGATTCCCTCCGGCGTGGTAGTCTTCTGGTGGTGTCAGGAGCCCGGCCGGAAGGTCGGGTTTTTGTTATTCGTGGTGTTGTTGGATGATTGCTTTGATTTCCTCTTTGGGTACTTGTGGAACCAGTGGCGTGATTTCGTCGAGGCTGTATCCGGCCTGATGCCATTTGATGATCATGTCCATGAGGGTTTTCTTCATTTTCATTTCGTTTCCCTTCGTATTTGCTGGATGATCGTCTCGTATGGTTTGCGGTGGAAGATGCGTATCCACCATTCGGGGCGGCGGCCCCATATGGTTTTGACTTCGGTGAGGGGGAAACCATGATACGTACCATTTTTGGCAATTTCCGCAGTACAGCACCTCGCCTTCCTCCTTCGGTCTGGGATGCTCATGGTCGAACGCTGGCGGCCTTGGCACCAAATAACTTCGATTGCTCATTTTGTGTCCTTGAGTGTGATGCGTTTCATTCCTTCGCCGCCTTCATTTCTTGGATTTCACCGTCGAAAAAATCGATGATGAGATTGCAGATGGCGACCGCCGACGTTTTGAGCTGGGTTTTTTCCTCTTCGTTTTCGGCTTTGATGGCGAAAACGCCATCCTTGCTGTTGAAATTGATTCTCATTTCGTGTCCTTCGTGGTTGGGCGGACGGTGAATGCGACGAGTCCGGTCTCGGCATGGAACACCTTGGCCGGCTCGCCAGTCCTCAAGGACATGGCCTGCGCGTAGTCGCCGGCATCGTCGATGTTCTCGAACGTTCTGACGCCTTCCTGGGTGACGACGTTGTAGCTCATCTTGCCGGCTCCTTGCCCACTACGCTCACATGGCTCCAGTCGCATGACAGGCCGCCCTGCTTGTAGCCCGAGTAGACGACGCAGTCCACTTTCCTCGTGTCGGTCAGGGTGATGACGCATTCCGTGAATACGTCGGCCCCGGCGGAGCACTGCGAGTCGACGGACCTGACCGCATGCGCTGGCGTGGAAGGCTCCGACGCGCTTCCGCATCCTGCGAGCGCGGTGCAGAGGGTGAGGGTGATGGCGGTAAGTGTGGCGCAGATGGTGTTTCTCATTGTTCGTTCCTTTGATGGCTGGCGTGGTGGTTCCAGAGGCGGATGGCTTTTTTGAGGCTTCTGCCGTCGACGTGGAGGATGCATTTGTGCCGACAGTTGGGGCAGATGCAGCCGTAGATAGTGTTGACCGGTTTGCGTGTGCGGAGTTTGTAGATGGCGCCGAGGGTCAGGATGAGCGGCCGGGACTTGCGGCATGCCGGGCAGGGCGCAGGTCTGCGCCATTTGCGTGGGTTGGTGGCGATTCTGACGGTGTGCATTTCATTCCTTTCCGTAGATGGCGAGGCTTCGTATGCCGTCGCTCATGCTGTTGGAACATGTGTTCGGATCGTGGGCGATGATGTCGTTTCCGATGCCCTGGAAGCGGAGGCTGGCGATGCCGTCCGGATGTCGGATGAGTTCGAGCCGTCCGTCGATGATGACGTCCTGGTCGGTTTGGGCGATGCAGCGGCGGCCGATCAGGATGGCCGGGTCGGCCGACCGCCACTTGTGCAATGGGACGATGATGCTCATTCCCGGCCACCCATCCAGCCGATCAGGAAGGCGAGCGCCAGGAGGATTATCGCGGTGTGGCTCATGCCGTTCCTCCGATCTCCGGGCTGGCCAGCATCTCGGTGATCGCGTCCTTGGCTATCAGGCGCCATGGTTCGCGGCCGTCGTCGTCGAGGTTTTCCCACGTGAGGTGTTTGCGGTGGCCGTTGGCGTGGAATCGGTTGTAGATGGCGTGCGCGACGGCGTATTGCGTGTCGAGGCTGATGACGAGCTGGTCTTGCTGGTCTTCGGTCATTGGTAGGTCTCCGGTCTTGGCGGTGCGAGCAGTGCGGCGATCGCATAGCTGGCGAGGCTGGTGGCGAGCGCCGCGATGGTCAGTGCGGTGTGGATGGCGAGCCACGTGATTGGTGTCCACTGGTGGAGCGCCTGTCCGATGATCGCCCTGATGACGGCGTGCGGGATGAGCAGCAGCGCGAGGAGGGTGAACAGCGTGGCCATGGCGTCTCCGAGCCGGTCGGCGAGGTGGCTGATGGTCTTTCTCACTTGTGGTCTCCCGTCTTGACGGCGAGTGTCTCGAGCATGGCCTTGTAGTCTTTGATGTCGCGTGCGATGCAGGATTTCACCCGGTGCGGGCCGCTGTCGCCCTGGTATGGATCCGGGGCGCCGAGCACGGTGACGAGTCGGCGGATGGTGGCCATGTCGTATTTGCGGTAGGTGAGCCACGCGTCAGGGTTGAGGTTGAGTCGGCGGAGGAAGTCAAGGTCGAAGTCCACGTTGGTCCCCGCGGGGACGAGGGAGAAGCGCTGGGAGAGCGAGTCAAGGAATTCCTCCACGGCGTTGGCCACGACGACCATGCTGTCATTGCGCACGGAGCCTCCCATGAGTTCGAACAGCAGGCCGTTGTCGGTGTGCATGGAGAAGGCGACGGGGCTCATGGACAGGAGGTCGAGTCTGTCCGGGCGGATGATGCGGGACAATGATCCGAACTTTTGTTCGCCCAGCATGTCGGTACATTCCATACCGATCTCCAATGGCAGGCTTTTGCGCCTGTCCACGCCTGTGGTCTCAAAGTCGATCCACAGCAGCGCCTCCGGTTTGCCGTTATTCTCGTGCATTTGTCATTCCTTCCGTTTGAATTGTCAATGTTTCGCGCATGGTCAATGGCGTGGCCGTGCCGTCCTGGTTGAGCCAGAGCCATCTCCCCTGCCAGTCGCGCACTGGGGTGGAGAGAGGATCTATGCCGAGCGGGACGATCAGTCCAAGCCGTTCGGCCTCAGCCACATGCTGGTGGACCCACCCATGGCAGCCGGTCGTCCCCGAGCCGCACAGCTCGATGATGTTAACGGGACTATGCCGCACATCCGGATTCGCCGCGCGACGCAGTTGACGGTGATGGCCGCTTCGTCCGGGCCATCGTGACGGATCGTGGATGTTCGCCCCGCAGCGCAGGCAATGCCAGCCCTGGCGTTCCAAAGCGATGCGCTTCGAGTCCTCGAACTCACTCACAACGCGCTCCTTCCTGCATCAGGCCGTTGACCAGCACCAGACATGAAGTGCAGTTCGTTCTTAGTCCGGAGGCCATCGCGGCGATGCCGTTATCGGCCTTGCCGCCGGCGAGCGCCTGGAGTTCGATGTTCGCCGCGGTTTCCGCGGTGTCGGTGATGAGTTGGGCGAGTCTGTTGATCTGTTCCTTGGTCATTCGTCTTCCTCCTCGTCTTCTTCCGTGATGGCGGCAACAAGCTGGTCGAGGTGTTCGGTCTCGTCGTCGGATGGCTCATAGCCGAGGTCTTGGAGGATCAGGTAATAGCCGGGGATGCGGCGGCTGACGTTGTCGTCGCCACTCCAGTCCCAGTCATTTGGGCTGATGAACCATTCGATTCTGGCGGTGAGGATCATGACCGCGTATGTCGGCCAGTCCGGTGAGTCGAGGTGCGTGTGGAGTTCCGCGAGCGCCTGTTCCGGTTTGATGCCGGCGATGGCGGCGAACTGTTCCCGGGCGCATGCGGCGTCGTTCCAGGTGTGTAGGTCTTTGGTGAAGCCGGTCGGGTCCGGGTCAATTGTCTGCAGGAGTCCGAGCCTTGCCGTGGTCTCGATGAGCTTGGCGCGCTTGATGGCATGGAGATGGCCGTGGAGCCATGCCATGCGCTTGTCAGCCGTCGTGGCGGCGTATTCCTCGAGCACGTGCTGTCGGGCGTCGCGTTCGGCCTGTTCGGCGGCTCGCTGGGCTTCCTTTTCGGCTTCGGCGGCCGCATCACGACGATCCCAGAGGTATATCGTCTGCGTCGCTTCATGGACGGAGACCGCGTCTGGATTCTGCTTGCGGAGCTCTTCGATGGTTTCTTCCGGAGTGCCCGCGGCGGGGAAGATGGCGCCGGAGTAATGCCATTCGGAATCCGAGAAGGTCTCTCCGGGATCCTCGATGACGTTGAGACCGGTGGTGCCGGTGGCGAGGATCGCGGAGACATCGGCGAACCACTGGCTCCGGCGATCTTCCACTTCGATGTTGTGGAGGATGTAGTCGAAGTTCGAGGTCCCCGCGGCGTGCGCGAGGCGTTCCTGACGGTCCGGCTGGCCGTCGTATCGTGCGATGGCCATGAGTTGGCCGATGGTGAGCTGGTCGAAGTCGTCGCGTGTCTTCCTGACGTCCGCCTTGATGCTCGCCGCTTTCGCTCTGTCACGCACATAGTCGGCGCTTCGGCCGAGCCTGTGCGCGACGGCGGCGGTGGTGGCTCCGAGGTCGAGCATGCCCTGGATGGCATCGGCCTCCTCGAGGACGGTGAGCTGTTCGCGCTGGCAGTTCTCGGTGACCATGGCCTCGAGCTGCTGCAATGGGCCGAGCTGGAGTACGAAGCATGGGACGGCTCTTATTCCGGCCTGTTTGCATGCGGCGAGTCTGCGGTGGCCGGCGATGACCCTGTAGCGCTCGCCGTTGGGTACGACGCTGAGGGGCGTGAGGAGGCCGTTGGTTTTGATGCTGGCGGCGAGGTCGTTCACGTCGCCGATGTTTTTGCGTGGATTGTCGGGGTGGGGGTCGATCAGGCTCGTGTTGATGAACTTGATCTGGTTGCTTTGGTAGCTGCTCATTGCTTCTCCTTGCTGGTTTCTTGGTTGTTGAGTTCGTCTGCGCACGCCTGGCATGCCTTCCACCATTCGCTTGGGTTGCCGTTGCGGAGGCTTCCGGTGTGGTCGTATTCGTCCTCGTGCGGATCCATGAGCTGGTGGACGTGTTCGCAGTTCCAGTTGTGCTTGTGGATTGGTGTTGACGGGACTGGTTCGGGCGCCCAGGTCTTCCACTGGTCGCGGAGCCATGTGTTGAGCCGTGGGATGTGGCCGCTGCGGATTTGGCCGTCGTTGACGGCGTGCTTGTAGCGGCGGAGCGCGGTCTGGAGTCGGGTCAGTTCGACGGGGTTTCCGGCGATGGCCGCGTACAGGGCTCTGGCTTCGACTTCGGTCTTGCGGCCTTTCGCGCCGACGGATCCGGGATAGGTTTCGGCGAAATGGTCGAAGCCGGATTCCGGCGTGGCGGGTTGCTTCGGTTTGCCGGCGGGAGGGGTCGGAGAGGGTATATCGGTATCGGTATCGGTTTTATGCCATGTTTTTGCTTGGCTGTCCCCTAGCAACTTGCTAGAAGGTTTGCTACCGTTTTGCTCTCCGTTTGCTTGGCTGTTTTCCGGCAAGTCGCCCGACGTTTGCTTGGCCTTTTGGTTGGCGGCCTTACGGCGGCCTCCCTTGCTTCCGGCTTTTCGGCGCGCCTCGCGTTGCTCTTCGGTCAGCACTCGTGGCTCCCTGCAGATGCCTTCGGCGTAGACGGGACGCCATCCGCCGTCGTGCTCCTCCATGAGTCCCGCATCGATGAGCTGCTGGAGCTGGCGCATGGTGCCTCCGGCGTCCTTGAGGTCGAGCTGGTCGAAGTGGCCGGGATACGCCGACGGGTCCTTCGATTGCATCGAGACGCCTTTGGAGTGGATGACGCAGAGTTTGACCCACAGGCCCACGGTGGCGAGCGGTAGGCGTCGGATGCGCCTGTCGTCGGCCATCTGGTCGTCGATGATGAACCACATTCTTCTTCTCCTTCCGTGGTTCGGGTTCCTTGGAGGCTTAGCCGATCTCGCCGGTGTCCGGGTCGATGGACGCCTCCACGTCGCCATCCTCCATGTCGAGGCTGCGGCGCAGGTCGTCGATGAGGATCATCTGCCGTGACGTGGCGGGCTTGGCGCACATGTTCTCCATGGCCAGGCCGGCGTCGAGGATGCGCTGAGCGAGGTCTGCGCAGTCGTACACGGCTTCGGTGATGGCGTGGATGCCGCCCCACTTGTCGATGTGCTCCTGCTTGTTTTTGGTGTCCATGACGTTGCGGCATGCCTTGAGCACGACGGCCGCGGCCTTGGTGACCTGCTGCGTCTTGCCGATGAGGTCGATGAGCGTGTCCGGTGTCGCTTCCTGCGGGATGAGCACCTGCTGTTCGCTGGCTTTCATTGCTTCCTCCTTTAGAATTCCGGTTCCGGATCCGGTTTGCTGAAGTCCCCAAATGACGATTGGTCGGCCGCCGGCGCGCCCCACGGATCATCGGCCGGCGGCGCGGCGGGTTGCTGTGTCTGCGCCGACTGTTGCGGCCGTTGGCTCCAGCCACCGACGCCGGTGTTGACGGTCGGCTGCGGCGATGCGGGGTTGCCGTAGACGGGACCGCCCTGGCGGCTGATGCGGGCGACCTGCGCCGTCGCGTACCGCAGCGATGGCCCGATTTCGTCGACCTGCAGCTCCACGACGGTCCGATTGGTGCCGTCCTGCGCCTGATACGAGTGCTGCTTGAGCCTGCCTTGGGCGATGACCCGCATACCCTTGGACAAAGATTGGATGCAATGCTGCGCGAGGTCGTTCCATGCCGAACAGCGGAGGAAGAGCGCGTCTCCGTCCTCGTACTGTCCGGTCTGCCGGTTGTACTGGCGTGGCGTGTTGGCGATGGTGAAGCTGGCGACCTGCGCGCCCTGGCCGGTGGTCCTCAGTTCCGGATCCGCGGTGAGGTTGCCGACGATGGTGATGACGGTCTCCCCTATGGCCATGTCAGGCTCCCTTCACATATCCAGCCGGTTCCGGGCCGAGCTGGCTTGGATCCTTGGCCTTCCACGCGCATTTCGCGCGCAGGCATCCGGCCTCGCGGTCGATGACGATCTCGCCGAAGCGCGCCGGCGCGACCATGGTGAGGTTCCAGCCACGGTCGCGGTTGAGCGCGCTGATGGTCTCGTACAGTTCGCCGATCAGTTCGGCGGCCGTCATGCCGACGCTGGCGGGTGTGAGTGGCCATTCGAACCACTTCTCGCCGTCCGGCCTGCTTGGTGTTTTGCTTGGCAACGTTTGCCTCCTTTGGATTGATGTCGTGCCGGGGCGCGGATTCGAACCGCGCATCCATCCGCCGACGTGACCTCAACACGCCGATCCATGGCGCCCGCATCCTGTCGCGGGCCCCGGCGAAGGCCGGACGGGAGGAGAAGAGAGAAGATGACCCGTCCGGCTGGTTTTAACGTCTTTTCCTTGACGCGCGGGCGGTTCCGGCATGGCCGCGCATGACGAACCACGTCCATGCCGCAATGTGTGCGGAACCGTCCAAGTCCTTCACTGCCGTTGCTCGTCCAGCCAGCGCGCGAAGCGGGGGTCGGAGCACAGGCGACGCATGATGACGGCCGTCGGAATGAGCACCGCGAACGGCGCGGCGATGAGATGTTCGATCGGATGCGTGCACGCCGGCGTGCAATACAGCACCCACATGGCCAGCAACCACACCGCGAACAGCAGCTGGTGCAGGATGACGTGGGCAAGGGCCTTCATCACATCAGCTCCTTGTTGATGGTGTCGATAACGATGTCCACGAGGTCGGCCACGTCGAGGTCGACGTATCCGACGATGTGACCGAGCGAACGCCTTGCTTCGATTTCGTCCCATAAGTCGCCGCAGGCCGGACTGATGGCGTCGCCATGGTCCTCAAATTCCCTGAATATCGCTTCGACGCAGGCTTTGCGGATGTTGTTCATTTGTTCTCCTTTTCTTCCCATGGGTCAGGCCACGGGGTATCGGTACGCCAGTCGTTGTCGGTCATCACGCGCCCACCTCTTCCTCGTATTCGGCCGTGCACTGGTACAGGTGTTGTGCGAAATAGGCGATCATCTGCTCCTTCGGATACATGACGATTCGTCCCACCTTCACGAACTTCGGGCCGATGCCCGCGCTACGCCAGTACGCCAGGGTGCCTTCCTTGATGCCGCAGTTGTCCGCGATGTCCTTCGTTGTGTTCATCGGCTTCAACGCCGCCGCCAATGCGGCGAACACCTCTTTGTCATCCATCACGCGCCTCCTTTGCGTGTGTGATGCCGGGCGGCGTTAGGAGAACCGCCCGGCCCTCTCCTAAAATCGGTGTCATCCCGCATTTGCGACGTGCGGGCCGAACAGTTAGGAGAAGAATCGATGAATGGGTTATGGGTGACCATCGCTGGATGGGCGGTGACTATCGGCGTATCCGTCGCCGGTTGGGTCATCACAGGGAGAAGGGCCGCGAATAGTGGGAGGACCGATACGGAAAGGTTCGAAAGACGTCTCTCGCTGTTCTCGGAGCAACTGGACGCCATGCGGGACTCTTCGGATTCGCTGCATAGGCAGGTCAATCTATTGGAACGCAAGGTGTCCGTTCCGGACTGGGTCATCGAGCATCCAAGTCCGAGCCCGAACAACGTCATGTTCGTGATCAGGAACCGCAACACGTTCGACGCGTATGACGTGCGCTTGGAGGCCGATGGGTGCGAACCGGTTGTGTTGGGCGACATGGCAAAGGGGTCGTCGCGCAAGTTCGAGTTCGTCGCCGCCGTTCTTGGGCGAGCGGATAATGTCATCATCAGTTGGCTCGATTCCCCGCAGGCGACGGAACGTATGGGCCTGCCGATGGCGATGCCGGAAAGACGATAGCCAGGAAGTGGCGCAGTGCGTCGCCTTCGAGCTCGATCATTTCAGCCAAGGTCACGTATGCCTTACCGTCCCATATGTCCACATGGATCGGATGCTCCGTGGGGTCGAAGAGCGTTCTCCCGCTCACGCCCAGAGCGTCCTCGAGTTCTTTGGGCGCGCAGTCGATGTCGGTGATATCGAACGACGTGTTCATTTCAGTTCTCCTCCTTGCTGTTGGCATTGTTGGCTGTCGCGTTTTCCAGCGCATCGGCGAGCGCCTGATTCTGTTCTTCGATCGCTTCCGTCGGCGAGCGCTTCGGCGTCTTTGATGATGTCGGAGAGCTTGCGTCCGGTGACTTGGCTGATGCGGGCAAGCTCGTCGAAGTTGAACGTCCCGCCATTGAGTTTGCGGTTGAGACTGTTGCGTGGAATGCCTGCCTTTATTCCGACCTCATCCTGCGTGAGCCCAGCGTGTTTTATGGTGCTCTTGAGGACATCACCAATTTGTCGAGATGTCACATTTTCAATTTGCTTCAAACCAAACCTCCAAAGTTTTATTTAAGACTTATTTGTTTCATATGAGACATGATAAATAAATATTTGCCTTATGCAAAACTCGGCGTGTCTCATATGAGACAAAAAACGGGGAAAATGACGTAATCTAAACACATGGCAACAGGAAAGAAAATCCCGACTATCGAATCAAAGGCGCTGTCGATAGCGATCAAACGGGCAATGGCGACAAGAGAACTGAAAGTAAAGTCGCTCGCTGAGAAATCAGGCGTCCCCTACGGGACGTTACGGAGGATCCTCGAACTGAACACCGTTGCCGATTATGAGCAATTGCAACGCATTTCGACGGCGTTGCGAACACCTCTGGCGCAGATCATCGCCGATGCGGATGAACTCAGCAAAGACCCAGAAGTTGTAAGCGATTTTGAGACATCTCACGAAGATATCGACATCGATAAGTGGGCCGACCGCATCAAAAGCGAAGATTCCATTAAAACCAGATAGGAAGGGAGAACAATGGAATTTGAAGAGAGCCTTAACCAGGTCGCAGCAAAGGTACGCGACCTCAAAGAGGGCATCGAAACAGAGGAAGCCACGAAGAACGCGTTCATCATGCCGTTCATCGGTCAAGTGCTCGGTTATGACGTGTTCAACCCAACCGAAGTCGTGCCGGAATTCACCGCCGACGTTGGGGTCAAAAAAGGCGAAAAGGTTGATTACGCGCTCGTGCATGACGGTCAAGTGCAGATTCTTATCGAATGCAAGAAGATTGGCGTACCGCTCAGCTTGGAGAACGCAAGCCAGCTGTACCGGTATTTCGCGGTGACGAACGCGCGCATCGGTGTTCTGACCAACGGCCAGGTATGGAATTTCTACATGGACATTGATGAGCCGAACCGCATGGACTCGAAGCCGTTCCTGGTGCTGGATCTATTGGATATCGATCCGACGATAATCCCGGCGTTGCAGAAGCTGACCAAGCCGGCGTTCGACCTTGATTCCATCGCCAGCAGTGCCGAAGAGCTCAAATACGTAGGTGCACTCAAGAGGGCCGTCGGCGACGAGTTCAAAGAGCCGTCGGACGAGTTCGTAAAGCTGCTCGCCTCGCACGTGTACGAAGGCGCGTTCTATGCGTCGGTCATGGAGAAGTTCAGGCCATTGGTGGCGAAGGCGCTGAAGCAGTATCTGTCAGATCAGGTCAACGATCGACTCAAGACGGCACTCGGCGCGGATGATATCAAGATCGACACAATCGAGCCAGACGCAAACGAGGAAACAAACGACGGAGACGAATCCGACGGCAACGACGACGATGGAATCGTCACCACCGAGGAGGAAATCGCCGGTTACCGAATCATCAAAGCCATCGCATGCAGCGATGTGGATCCGGAACGTGTAACGATGAGAGATGCAAAGAAATACTGCGCAATATTCCTCGACGATAACAACCGTAAGCCAATTGTTCGTCTTTATTTCAACACTAAGCAGAAATATCTCGGTGTTTTCGACGAAAACAAAAACTGCGAGCGCATGCCTATCGATACGCTTAACGGTATCTATGCCTACTCTGAGCAGATTCGCGAAGAGGTGCGCCGCCTTCTATAACAGCATTATTTGAAAATAGTTCGAGTCCCGATGTACAGCTCAATGATTGTCGGGACTCTACTTAAAAGCCGCCTGTGTCTACGAATACCGCGAGCGCCGTGGTGAAGAACATGTGAGAAGAAGCGCCATGAAAGTGACCATTGATGATCTGTGGCTCAAGAATGACGATGATGGCAATCCGCCGAGTCGCGCGGCCAAACGCTCTTTGGCTAACTCACGCGATCCGATGAAGGCCAATGTGCCTGAGAAGTGGCGTAAAAGCCGTTATGGAGTCGGGATGCGCTGGCGTTGTCATTGGACCATCGTCAAGGATGGTAGACGTGTGCAGAGGGTGAAGCAGTTCGCCAGGCTCGCCGAAGCGCAGGAATATGCCGCGGCCATGGAGGACGACATCAGGCGGGGACGCTACCGCGATCCTCGTCAGGAGCTTCGTGTCCTGGATGATGTGGCCGGCGAATGGCTCGCGTCGAAGGTTGATCTGAAACCCGGCACCGCAGGCCGGTATGCGAGGGAGCTGCGCCTGTACATCCTGCCCAAATGGGGTGGCATGACGTTGCGGGAGCTGCGCCCTGACATGCTGCAGGAGTGGGTCGGCCAGCTCATGGACGGTGGTTATCCGGCCGCGTTGCCGGACGGGCGTGATTCGAAGCCGCTGAGCGCGAGAAGCATCCGCAATATCATGAAAGTCGTCCTCAAGGGCATCTTTGACTACGCCGTCTCGAACGGGTGGATCGGTGAGAATCCTGTGGACAGGGTCACCGTGCCGAAGATCGTCTCCGACGATGACATGGTGTTCCTCTCGGTCCGCGAGGTCGAGTTGCTCGCGGACGAGGCGGAGAAGATCGGGAAGCCGGTGGACGGTCTGCTGGTCAGATGGCAGGCCTATACGGGATGCCGCATAGGCGAATCGCTTGCCCTCAAGGTCGGTGACGTGGACGTGGACAGGCGGCGCGCCAGGATAGGCCGCACATGGACTGACGACGGGCACGGCGGCAGCATGCTCGGCACACCGAAGAACGGAAAGGCCCGCAACATCGCGATACCACGGTTCCTCATGCCGCAGATCAAGGCGCAGATGGATGGCATGGGTGATGACGACTGGCTGTTCCGTGCCACCCGTGGCGGGAACGTCTGGACGAACACGTGGCGGACAAGGATATGGAACAAGGCCGTCAAAGCGGCCGGCATGGAGGACGCGGGCGTGACCATACACAGTCTGTGCCACACATACGCGAGCTTCGCAATCGCCCAGGGCGCGGACGTGAAGACCCTGCAGATGCAGCTCGGCCACTCCTCTCCCAGCATCACATTGAACACCTACACGGCGCTCTGGCCGGAACGATTGGACGACGTGGCCGACGCGATCGGAGCCCTCCGCGAGCGCGAACTCGTGTGAATCGGGTATGGAGGTACCGCGGCGTTTGTATGCATTTGTATGCGGATTGTTTTCGACGGAAAAAATAAGCCCTTGAAAACCTAATGTTTCCAAGGGCTCCGGTCGGGCTGACAGGATTTGAACCTGCGACATCCTGTTTTGGCCCGACCATTCTTTGTTTATCTGACTGAGCTTTGATGGTACCAAATATCCTTGGAAAATGGCGGTTCTTGATTTTTGGCTGTCTTTGTTGAGACGACTGGGATTGACTCACCGTGACGGTCATTGTTACTGGTTTTTTACTGGAATCTACCATCGTGGCGCTGGTGGCGTTTGGCGTGTTGAATACGCTGAATACGCATTTAATAACTGTCTCCAGGTCATGCTGTCGCATTCGCCCATGGATCGGAATCATTAAATGAATCATTTATCCAGTTGTCGTTCGACTCCGGCGAATCGTTATTCACTTCATCCAAGCAATACAACTGTTCCAATCGACGCAGCAATTCATCGAAGGTGATAACAGTTAAACCTGTAAGCCCATGCCTAAAATGATTGAAAGACTTCTTTTGCTCTTCACTTAAAGAGTCATAGGTTCCTATGACCAAGACCCCATTGGGGTGAACTCTGTTGAGATCAGGATAAGACTTATGAAGCAAGTAATCGAAAGAATCAATCGCCTCTGCTATTTGTGTGCGAACCTGAACAACTCCACCGGACAGATCAGAATGCATAGGATAAACGACATTCGAGTTACCCGCATTCCTTCTTCCTCGATATGCTGTCTTATTCGTTAACTCTGCCTTAGGGGTTTTAATATCAACAACAGCGAAGCTTTGCGTGCTTTCATCTTTGAATAGAAAATCAGTGGCAACTCCGCCTTGACCATTTCTACCTTTTGTATTTTTCCCGCCAAGAAAAGTTTCACCCTGAAGTTGAAAAGTAGTTAAGGCAAAAGCTGATTGAAGAATCCATGGATGTTTTTCAAAAAACATCTGCCAATGACTTTCATCAGAACCATAGGCAGTAAGGTCTTGTCTGAATTGATTAATTATCAATTCTCGTTCTCTCTGAATTTGCGATTCCGCTAACCGCAGTGCAAGTTCTGCTTGATGTTTAACCAAAACATCCCAAAATTCCTTAGAATGGTTTTGGTCTATTAGCTCTCGAATCGCTTGAGCAACATTAGAGCTTGTAATGATCAAGTCATCTTTCTTCGCAAGAATATAGTCTTGCGTCCCCTTTTCAACCCCGTGCTCTTGCACCTTGTATAGCTTTATTAGAAAGTCATACAGTTTCCTTAGATCATCTGTTTTTAGCGATATAGAAACAATAGTGTCAGGGTCTGCATTTCTGAAATCGACGCCATTCGCATCCGACCATTCTCCAGAAGAATTTTTGTTTTGACGCTTAAGGGAGCCCCGAACGCCTCCATTATGGACAGTAGGCTCAAAGACGATCCTAGTCCTAGAAGTTTCGCTAATGATCAAAGGCTCAGTTTTGGCCACGCCGCGGGCAACAGATTGAGTCTCAATGTGATCGACCATAGCTACCGTATACCTCACTCATCCGCCTGAATTCTTCATTATCTTACTTCTAGACCGGTATCGGAGATATAAGCAAGCTTAGCAGCGAACCAACATCAAATTATTGAGCTAGTCACGGTTGGAATCTTGAGTCCAGACTGGAGTGAAAGCTTTGGTCTTCCTACGCTCGATCTGATCGATCGTAGGACACGCCTCAGACATCAGACATTAATTGGATCTGTCCAGTGAAAATGTCAAACTAGTTTTTAGACATTAATAAAGACGTGATCCAAGGGTCGGTGAGGAACAATGACTACCTTGCTCGAAGAGGCGACGCTTCAGTTCCTCAACGAATCACAAGGACTATTCGACATGATGCCCATGTTCGGCATCGACGCGGGAGATATTATTCTTCAGATTAAGCAATCAGCTAATGCTCTTTCTGAATTGAGCAAAGAACCGAAGTGGCAGAAAGTCTGTACAGTCTTCATCGAAAAAGGCGAGAAGGATCCGTCTTGGTGGCGCACGCCACTTGGTAATTACACTGCCCAAAACATGCCGATTGAGGATAAAACCATCACCAAGGCAGAGGCCGCAAAAATACTAGACGTGAAGAACGCCACAGTTGCCACTCTGGTCCGACGTGGCACGTTGCGTTCCGATAGCGGCAATCCGTTCCTCTCTGACGTGCTGGAGCGCATGCTTTCTCCTAAGAAAGCCGGCCGACCATGTGCGAAAACAAATGGCGCTCAAGCATCAGCTAGGGTATTCAATGACCGAGTGAAGCCCATTCTGAAGTGGGCTGGCGGCAAATCCCAGATGCTTGACGTGCTTCTTCCGAAAGTTCCGGCGCACTATGGTAAATATATCGAACCATTCTTTGGTGGCGGTGCACTGTTTTTCGCGCTTCGTCCCGAGAACGCTGTGATCGCGGACAGCAATCCCGAACTTGTGAACCTATATACACAAGTAAGGGATCATGTCGTAGAAGTGATCGCCATTCTCACTGGATACAAGAACGAGCAAGAGCAGTTTCTCAAGGTTCGCTCTCTCGATTGGACCAAGCTGTCACCGGTAGAAGCTGCGGCGCGAACGATATACCTGAACAAGACCTGCTTCAACGGCCTGTATCGAGTCAATCGCAAGGGACAGTTCAACACTCCATTCGGAAAATACAAGAACCCGAAAATCTGCGACACTCAGGCCCTGCGTGAAGCCTCCAAAGCGCTCCAGAATGCCACAATTGTCTGCGGCGACTATGCCGCCGTGCTTGCCGAATACGCCGAACCAGATGACTTCGTGTTTCTTGACCCGCCGTACATTCCGGTTTCCGAATACTCGGATTTCAAGCGCTACACGAAGGAACAGTTCGAGATCTCAGACCATTCACGGCTTGCAGTTGAATTCTCCCGCCTGCATTCGCTGGGATGCCATCTTATGTTGACCAACTCGAATCATCCGCTGGTCCATGATCTATATGGGCAATACGAGATTCAGGTCATTCCTACAAAACGTTCCGTAGCCTGCAGGGCAAGCAGCCGCACAGGGGAAGACACACTGATCATTGCCGAACCAGAGCCCAAGACCCTGGCGGCTCTGCCGGAAAAGAAAAACCTATCCAAGCAGGTTGAGCTATATCCGCCAACCCGTTTCATGGGTTCCAAGCAGAAACTGCTCACTGAACTATGGAACGTGGCATCCAGATTCAACTTCAACTCGGTCGTGGATCTGTTCTCCGGATCGGGCATCGTCAGCTACATGTTCAAAGCGCAAGGCAAGCAAGTCATAAGCAACGACTACATGGCCATGAGCGCCACCTTCACCAAAGCGATGGTGGAAAACCAGAACACGACTCTGCCTTTGCAAGAGGCAAAGGCCTTGCTGAAAGACTGCCCGACCGACGATTTCGTGTCGAACACCTTCAGAGGACTGTATTACACGGACGAAGAAAATCATCTGATCGACGTTCTTCGCACGCGTATCAAAAACATCGAATATCCCTACCAACGGGCCATCGCTATGACCGCATTGATTCGCGCCTGCACGAAAAAACGCCCGCGTGGCATCTTCACCTACACCGGACACCGGTACGATGATGGACGCAAGGATTTGAAGAAGACACTTGCCGAGCAGTTCCTTGAAGCCATTGAGGCGGTGAACAACGCCGTCTTCGATAATCATCAGCCGAATAAGTCCATTCGCGGCGATGCTTTACTGCTTGAGACAAACCATCCTGACCTCGTATACATGGATCCTCCTTACTACTCGCCATTGTCGGATAACGAATATGTACGGCGCTACCATTTCGTCGAGGGGCTTGCATGCGACTGGCAGGGCGTCACGATGCAGGAACATACCAAGACCAAGAAATTCAAGTCCTACCCGACCCCGTTCTCTTCACGGACAGGAGCTGCGGACGCATTCGACAAATTGATCGAGCGATTCAAGGATAGTATCCTTATCATCTCCTACTCTTCCAACAGTCAGCCGACAAAAGAAGAGATGCTGAGGATCCTTGGTCGGCATAAGAAGAACGTCGAAGTCGTTCCCGTTGACTACCGATACTCCATTGGCACCCAGCATAAAGGTGCGGCAAATAGAAACAAGGTCGAAGAGTACTTCTTCCTTGGCTGGTAAATCATAAGGCTAATGCCCATGACGCTGAGTTGACTGTAAACTGAAGTCATGGGCAAACCTATAACGATCTGGCAACTGGGCAACACTGGATTACGCAATCCGATGCGCATCTGGGAGGGCCTGAAGCTGTTCGCCGAGTCCCCGTTCAATGGGAACCTGCGAGGAAGCAACGAAGAACGATTCCAAACACTGCTTAATCATGCCGGCTTGGTTAATTCGACCGGCGAAGCAGAAGACACCAGCAGCTACGCAAGAAAATGGCGGTTAATGTTCGCCCGCTTTGGGTTCATTTACCCGCAAGTCAAAAAGAAGGACGGCAAACAGGAAGATCTCGGCCCCCAAGACCAGGTGACACCATTCGGCGAGACCTTCCTCAAAGCCGACACCTATCCTGCACAGCAGGAATGCTTCCTACGTTCGCTGAGTCTTGAACAGACCAAGGCTCACGGAGATCTCGGCTTCTTCTCCCCACTAAGGTGGATATTGGCGGTGATGCTGGAACTTGAAAAGCGTACAGGCACCAGTGAAATCAGCCGAATCGAATTCTCGCTGTGGGGTCATACCACCGATCCCAGCTATGACATCAACGATGTCGTAAACCATATCATCGATCTGCGAGAGCGTCGCAAGAAAGCAACAGCCAAACGTAGGTTCGACGCCGACGAAATCAAGAAGCGCGGTCAGGATTACAACAAGAAGAGCGATAATTTCACTGATTACAGCGATATGAACATGCGTTACCTTCGCATCAGCGGAATCGTCCAAAGGAAAGGTCGAGGCCTTGTCATCGTTCCGGCCAAGCACTTCCTAGCGGAAAAGCTGGCCTCAACGACAATGAGCCGTCGCCCAATTATGGACGTATACAAGGAGCTCTGCCATGGTGCGTCCTTGCCTATGGATGATCTTGAGACTGCCAAGGCTTTACTTCTCGATATGGAAGCACAGCTGAAGAAGAACCACGTGTATTACGATCTTGGGAATCGCCCGGTATTGACGGTACCTGAGATCAATGCAGCGCGCCTCCATCTCGAAGAACTCTGGCAGAAAACCGACGAAATCAACTACGCCGCCAAACAGTCAGAACAGTGGCAAGAGATCTCTGACTACATGACACTGTTGATCAAAGGCGGCGGCAAGAAGATCGATGATGCCGATGAGGACAACGGCATCGAAGTACCGAAAGATGAAACTCCGGCATATCTCGAATGGGTATTATGGCGTGCCGCGCTCGCTTTCGGAAACCTCGTCAACCATCCCAGCGATATGAGAGGTTTCCGATTGGACTCGGACTTCCTTCCTGTATCGGCAGCGGGCGGCGGACAAGGCGACCTGTACTGCGAATACGATAAATTCACCATTCTGACCGAAGTTACTATGTCCACAGGCTCCCGCCAGGAATCCATGGAAGGCGAGCCTGTAAGACGGCACGTATCCGATGCGGTACTGAAGTACGGGAAAAACGACATTCCAGTGTATGGACTGTTTATCGCAGTCAAGATCGACACCAACACCGCTGAGACTTTCCGCCACGGCGTATGGTATGCAAAAGGCGATGTCAAGCAACGACTAGACATACTGCCTTTGACACTTGCGCAATTCCAGAAATGCTTCATCGCACTGTTCCAGAGCAACGAAAGTGCCAAACACGAGAAAATCAAAGAGCTGATTGAGGTGTGCGAAGCGCAAAGAGATCTCATGGAAGCTCCCACTTGGAAGAAGTATATAGATCAGACGGTGGAATCTGGCATATGAGATGAAAGGGTTGCCGGATGGCGCGCATGCTACCCGGTAACCCTTTCATCTAAATAGTCCCGGAGTCTTTGCTCAGCTTGCCATCAAACGCCTGATTAACAAGCGTGTACACAGTCTGCGCAACGCCTACCACGCCGGCGAGCACAATGCCCCAGGCGTACGTGCCGTCGAATCCGCCGGTGGCGGCGATGGCGATGGTGCCGAACAGGATGGATGCCGCGAGGGATACAAGTCCGACGTATCCGCTGGGGATGTACTTCTTGAACGCCTGCACGAATGCGGGCACAATCAGTGCGACGAGCCCGGATGCGAAGGTGGTTGCGGTGGAAATACCCATAGGTTTCTCCTTAGATGATGAAAGTGGTCCCCGGCATGGGTGCCGAAGGCCACGGTGATTGTGGTCAGTAGCGGAGCCGCTGGCCGGGGTAAATGAGATTGGGGTTGGCGAGGTTGTTCAACTGTGCGACGCGCTGCCATCCGTTGGCCCCGAAAATGCCGATGAGAGTTTCGCTACGTTTGACGATATGCACGCGGCCACCCGTGGCTGCGGATCCGCTGACAGCGGTTGGTGTGCCCCGGTAGGTGACGATGTTGCCCGGATAGATCAGGTTGATTGTTGCCGGATGGCGCACTCTATGTGGACAGCGGCCACAGGCCGGTTCGTCTGGCGATACCGGACATGGTGTCGCCGTTGCGCACAGTCATGCTCACGCTTCGGGCGGAAACGGCAGGCACGCATGCCGCGGATTCGTTGAACCGCTGGGTGACGATGTGCATGACCAATTCGTAGTTCTCCCCCAATCGCTCCTTGCGGGTTTCTCCGTCGCCGTAGTCGCCGCGGATCATCGCGGTGGCCAATGCCTCCAAGTTGGATTGGCAACAGCGTGTTGGGAAAGAACACGTTGAACGCGGTGATACGGCCTTTGCTGGTCACGTCGTTGATGGTCAATACGGCGGCGAGCCGGTTGTGCCGGCCGACCAGATGGCGGCACTGAATTCCGCTCGGCGTGACGATGACGCCTTCCGCGTCCTTTGTGATAGTCAGGAATGCGCATCCGTGCATGTACGCGGAAACGATGGTCTGCGGTATAACCAATTCCAATGAGGTTTTGTCAGCCAGCCCGCGGATGCCATACGGGTCGATGCCACCGAGATCCCATCCGTCGAACACGCTCAGGTCAGCGAGCGTCCTGACGGCCTTGGACGGCCATTCGACGCATGCGCTCACGTTCGTGCGGATCCGGTCGGGGATGCTGATGTCGAAGTCCTTGAACCGGTATCGGACGAAGTAGCAGCGGCCGCGAATCAGATTGTAGGGGTAGCGGCCCGCCATACCTTGCAAAATGCGCGGATCGTCGGCATATCCTCGTCGTCCACGCCGTCGATGCCGGCCACGCCCAGGCTGTTCACGTCCAACGGGCGTTTGACCGCAGCACTCCAGATGCCTTCGCCTGTCATGAGTTTTTCCTCTTCTAGTGCATGACGTGCTGTCGTCTGTTCGAATTGCGTCGTGTGGTCCACGCTCCCTGCAATGCCATCGTGCATGAGGACAATGGCGAGATGTCGATGTCGGATCCGGCCTTATTCCAGCCGAAAGCGCCGCTTTTGCCGATCAGCCTCGTAGTCGTGTTCGCCACCGCCATCGCCACCGCCAGTTGGGGGTTGGGCTTCGTCGGGCAGGTGCTTCAACGCGGCGGCGTACCCTCGTCAAACACCGCAACCTCAAGACGGTGCAAAGTTTTCTCAACAGATGAAGGTAACTCGATGATTTCGCCATAGGTTGCGTCCTTGCTGGATAAAATGAATGGACCTGTATATCGATTACTGGAGGATGCAATGGGTGCCGAGATTAAAGCCTTGCCCGTGCTGGGAATAACTAGAGAGAACATCGGAGAATACAGTATTAGGCTCAGCAAGAACCTTCCGGGTTTTGACCCGGCATCGCTGTTGTTCGACCGAACCCCTCAATCCACTGAAGTATTAAACAACCATTTATTTGGCTATAAGTGGCCCAAAGATGCTGGACAAGGCATGGGACGCGCCCATACCATTTATGGGAAAACGGTTCTTCAGTTTTTGCAGCTTGACTCCTCCAAATATGTATTTGTAGGTGGTTTCCATCCGGGGGAAATCATCACCGTGGATACGCGTGAAGTATATGAATGGCATGGTCGCGAAGTAGAAGAGTTCCGTCCTTTTGTCGGCAGGTTGATTGTGAGGGTTCAACGCACTCCTGGATATACAGGCATGGATTTCAATCTCGGCGATTTGAAGTGGGAAAACTTTTTCCTTGGTGATGCTACCGCAATGGTAGTTGATACCATTAAAGCCTCCCCACTCACAGCACGCTCTTTCCCTGGATATGCAAATGTGCGTCTCAATCATGCCGAACTTGCTGCAGTGATTAATGATGAACAGTGGTCAACTGCTCTAAACAACGTTCAAGGCATCTACTTGCAAACCGATATGTCTAATGGGTGGCATTACGTCGGATCGGCATACAGCCAGAATGGGGAGCATACTGGCATTCTTTCTCGTTGGCGAGAGTACGCCTATGGGGACCACACCGGCGGCAACGCCCTTTTGCAAGCAATCCCGAATGCCAAGCAGCATATAGAACAATACTTCCACTACTCAATCTTGGAAATTTTCGATATGCAGACGCCAAAGGATGTAATCATCAATCGAGAACATTGGTGGATGGAAACCTTGGGATCTTTGAGATGCGGCAAGGACCTTTTCCCTCATGGTTATAACAATTAGGCATTTGGGAAATCGTGGGGAAGGATTTGGCCAATACTCCGGGGTAGCCGAACGCCGGGCCGGGAGGATACCATCCCCAGACCAGTTACCAATCCGAAGTGCTGAACGGCACGGCGGTGGGCTTGAGAACCGTAGCGCCTTTGGCCTTTTATCTTGCCCATGCAAGGCTCTTGTCGCTTTTGAGTTGATTGCAACAGCGATGCACCTTCTCAAGATGGCGCAGATCCGTCGCGCTTCCACCGCGACTCACCGGAATGATTTCATCCACTTCGGCGCTCATTGGATCAGACCAAGCAATCGCGTCGTCTATAGGCCTATCGCAGATGGCACAGAGTAGTTGCTGTGCGAGCACTCGCTGTCTGGCGAGGTTGCGGGCCTAACGGTTGATGCTCCGTGGAATCCCTGTAACGTTTGCCGCGGGGTCATACTGGTTGACCTAGGTGTTTGGTGAGCACCGTGATGCCTGTATCGCAAGCGGAATCTCCAATTGTGCGTGAGACTTGGTGGGCTTCACGGCACCCGTGGGCATGAATATGCCCCGCCGGAGAAAGGAGTAAAGCCGGCGAGGGCGAAGGGAAGTCTTGGAAGGCTGCCTTAGTGTTCCTTGCATTGAACGGCAACACTATCATTTTCGCCACGTTGCACTTCCCGCGCAAGTTCCACAGGGCCTTGCGTCTACTAGATATTCGATATGACGGGATCCGTTACCGGTGGTAACGGCACTGTTGGTTTGCCTGTTACAGACAGTAATCGTTGTCGGTCTTGGCTTCTCTGCACTTTATATGTCCCGCCGTAACAGGTGTAACGGGTGTAGTAGGTGAAGTATGGGAGTCATGCGGTGAATGAGGGTGGATGGGGTAGGTTGCATCGGTTACATGTGTTACAGCCTTCATCAATCGGCGGTATTCCAATGGTTCTGTTGTAACGGTCAACGGTTACGCGCGGTGCTGCCTGATAGCGACTGTGACATGCGCGTTCAAGGTCTGTAAAGTATTGGTTAGCTCCGAAATGGAGTCAGCGTAGCTGCCTTGACACCTCATTTATCCGTCAACGGTTCAGGTGACATTGCAGGACTGCGCATAGGTTGCGATTGAGATTAAGGCAGTCCGGCCACCATGGAGGAGCCGGTGGCATGGCGGACGGCCCTCAAAGCGAAGCGCCCTCAGGTTCATTCTTGAGGGCGCTTACTATATGCGGTTCCGGTCGGCCTACGCCACAGCGGCGAATTCGGTCGGCTTGTCTGTGTCGATGGCTTTGAGCGCATCTGGTCCACGGCGTCGGCGACCTCGTTGAGTCGTTCGGTGTTTTGCTTCAATTTTCCTTAAGCAATTTCTGCACTATTTTTCCGCAGTAGGGCTGGTGACGTTTTGTTGGACTCGTCATTGATTCCATCACCACCGATCATGTCGCAAGACCGAGCACGCCTCGACGAGCCATGATGCTCATGCCGAACTCCGTCTTGATCCTCCTGTCCCGCTGCTCCTTGCTGTACTCCGCCATAAAAGGGTTCTCCTCCCGGTCGGGAAGTCCAAGAAAACATCACCACCTCGAAAAGCAGATGGATGGCATGGACGATGACGACTGGCTGTTTCGCACCGAGAGGGGCGGGAACCTGTGTACGAACACGTGGCGGACACAATCGGAGAGCTGCGCGCCGAGCGACTGAAGGGCGTCTAGGCGTGGAGGTACCGCGGCGTTTGTATGCATTTGTATGCGGATTGTTTTCGACGGAAAAAATAAGCCCTTGAAAACCTAATGTTTCCAAGGGCTCCGGTCGGGCTGACAGGATTTGAACCTGCGACAT